TCTGCTATGAGTTCTGCATTATCTGAAAGTTCAAATTCTTCTGTTTCTTCTGTTTCTTCTTCTACTTCTTCGCCTTCTTCTACATCTTCCTCATCAGATTCTCCTAACTTTTTCTGTAGTTCTATGTATGCCTTTTCTAATTCTTGGGCATTTTCATATTTACCAGCTAAAAGTTGATCTTGTTGTTCTACTAAATCTTCACCAACTTGCAGTGAATCTTGTTCTTCTTCTGTAAGAACTGATGTATCTTCTGTATTATCAATAGTTAATGTTTCTGCCATAATTTATTCTTGGGGTGAAAGTGCTCCCTGTGTTACTTGATTAATTGTGTCTAAAGCGTCAGGGTTTTTTGATGGATCTAAAACTGGTGTGCCAGCAAGTTGACCAGCTTGATCAACAAGTGACTTATTAGTCATCATTTGCATTTGTTCTTCTTTATCCGATTGCATCTGATCAGGTGTCTTAACAAGATTAAGAACATCTATACCTTGTGCAGCTGCAAGTCTTTTTATTGCTTCCTGTGGATTTATATATTTAATTAATGCTTCTGGTCCAACTGTTTGTGCAATTGTTCCCATGAAAGTAGTAAGTTGCTGTGCATCTGATCCTCTTCCAAGTGCATTGATACCAGCTACAATCTGTGGCTGTACTAAATCTTTTGGTAAGTCAGGTATCTGTCCTGATCTAGTAAGAACTAAAAGTATCCTGGACAAATATGGTTTTAGAAATGATGTAGTCAACAACGAAAATAATCCACCAAGTTGTTGTTCCAAGAGAAACTGTGTGGTTCTTATTTCTTCTGCTGTAACTCTCTCTGCCTGTCTTTGTGTATAAACAAGGAAAGCTTCATTTAATCTTTTTTCAATATTTGCTATCTGCTGTGCAGCTGTACTGAAGTCTTGAGTTTTTCCTACGGTTACAACACCAATATCTTCTGGCCTTCCAGACACAATAGCTCCATTACCACTAAGACTTAAATTTTGTGGCTTAAGTGGTGAAGCTGGATTTAGAAGAAAGATTACTTTTGCTGCCGCAGCTGACCCTTCTACAAGAGCCTGAGTCAAAGCATCAAGTGTTTCAAAATCTCCTATAAACTCTTCAACCCTGGATCGACCGTAAGGTTCTCCGTCCGTATGATTAAAGGTTAATAAAAGCCAGGGATTTGCATCTTCTGGTGCAGAACTTTGACTGCCATTAAGGATTACATCTTCTGCTTCTTGATGCCAGGTATATCTTTTACCCTGGGCATCATACTTAATACAAGTATAGACTTCTATGTCATCATTACGATTCTTAGATTCATCGATACCTGAATTAGTTTTTTTTGGTGGTAACTTATCTTCTAATAATTTTCTACTTATTAATTCCTTCGTTATACATTCGAGCCATTTACCATTGCCATCTCTATTAACAACATAACGTGAAAGAGGAAAATTTTTTAATCCTTCTTTGCCCATAAAAATTAATGAATTACCACCAACAATTAAATGTTTAAGTGCTTGGTGTAATACAACCCGGTCATTAGATGCAGCGATATAATCCATGATAGTTCTTTCTATTTTTGAAAAAGAAAGGTCTAATTCACTTTTTATTTGTGGATCTATTTCAGTTCCAATCTTGTCACTTTTTACTTGTAATTTAAAAAATGTAGTCTGCACAGGTAGAAGAGCTAGCATAAGCTTTGCAGCTAAAGTAGTACAACACTTGGCTCCTGTTGATTGGAAAGGTTTATTAATATTTTTTCGATTATGGGTATATACGTTATCGTCATGTATGAGATAAGGGAGGGTAAGCTCAGAACAACGAACAGCCATATCTAGAAATTCTGTTCTATCACTAGATAACTGATCGTATCTTTCACGAGCTTTATACATTTAATCCTCCGCTAGATCCACCTGGTCCTGTATTTAGATTTATCTTGAGTGAATCTGAACCTACACGTTTTGATTGTTGTGTAGCTTTTTTATTACCAGCATCACCATAAGAAACTTTTTTGACATCATCGACATCAGTTACTTTTTTTGCTTCTGGAACAGTAGTATCAACTACTGGATTAGGGCTTTTTGCCGGTGGTAAAGTTGCAGCTGCTGGTGGTGGGCTTGGTGTGCGTCTACTAAAAAAACACATTTTATTCGTCCTTTAATTGATTTTTTATATACTCGATCACACTGGCTTGGCCAGCTTGATACATTATTTTTTCTATTGAATCCGAAGGAAGTATTGGTGATGGTCTGAAGTTGTCTTCAATCCTTTTCACCAATGCATCTATTCTTTCGTCTTCGAGCCTAAGCGTATTGGGGGAGATTTTCATTACTTGTCTCAAAAAAGGCTGGAACTCTAGCTGCCTTTGTTTGTGCTAGTTCTGGTGCTTTGCCTTCATACATCAATCTGTCTGAAGCATCTAACCAAAATTTTTTATTTAAATATTTATCTTCGTGATTACCTAGTGGTTGCATAATCCAGTTAATTGTTGCCTTCCTTAACTTGTCCAAGGATGGACTTGCAGTAAGACCTAACTCAGCAGTTACAAGACTTCCGACTGCCACATGAATTTGTTCATCACGTGAGATATCCATTGATGTTGTTCTCATACCAACGTCACCGTTAAATCTAAGAAAAGGTAAAAGAACAAAAAATATTGCTCTTTCAGCAGTTAACGATTTTAGTAACGTATGGTCAGGATGACTTATCCAGGCATCCCTTAATATCAAAGCTTCTCTTTCTGACTTCTTGTCTAAGCCATGTGCCTGGACAACATAATCTAAAGCTTTATCGTGATTCTCTTCATCTTTGACATTCGAGAGGAGAACTTCTCTAGCTTTATCGGGTACACCTTTTTCAAGAGCATCAGTAACGAATGCTCCCACTGGCAACTCCATATGACGTATTGCGAGAACACGCTTGAGGGTTTCTTCAGCACCTAGTTTTACCTTTCCTTTTGTGACCTGGACAGGTGTCCATTTTCTTTTTCTATTTAATAATTTTTCGTATGGGTTCATTGTTCACAGCCGTAGCATTCAATCTTGTAATTAGGATCGGGTGTTGCGTTTGGGTCGGGTTCTTTTGTAAACAAATCTGTTAAGTACTCTTCTACTTCCTCTTCTTCAAGGGCTGCGTAGGCTGAGGTTTTGTCCTGGGTATCACCACGAACTTGCAAACTGTAGTACAAACTTGTTTGTGGCGATCTAAGCCAATCTTCTATAAATGCTTCATCATAAGTAACCATGTCCGACCAAGAGTTAAATGAATAGCCATGAAGCAATCCAGTTCTCTCATACATAGTCATTAATTCATCAGCAACTTTCTTATAAACTTCCCATCCAACTTCTCTTGCTATCTCTACATCAGGACCATAGTTAACATCTATAACTCCTAGTTCTCCACTATCCCTGGATACAACCCTATCTATAGGAGGAGCTATCTCAGGTGTAGCTGTATAACCAAGAAGATCTTTTGATCTATAACTACATGATGCAGTTGGAGCTATACAGAATGCTCTTTCCATGCCATATAAATATGCAACATCACTAGCAGCATCGATAGCCTCCTGGAACTCATGTGCTAACACGCCAGCTGTACCTAGTGCATATTTGCCCTGGTTGACTAGCTCTAGTGCATCACCAAATTCTTTGTATGTAACTTTGTTATAGGCTAGAAAATTTGCTAGTCCAAGGACACCAAGTCCTACTTGTTTATCTTCTTTTGGTGTAAGGTATTCACCTCCAACACCTGTATTACCATGCATTTGACATAGCTCTGTCATAGCATCTACAAATACGTTTTTTAACATGCCAACATGACATGCTCCAAGGTTTACATGAGAAAGCAAACATGTACCCCTGGAAAGGGTGTAGACCTCTAAACAAACATTACTTAAAAGCCTTTCTCCATATTTATTATGCTTGATTTTGTTGAGCCAAATGTCCCCTCTTGCAATTCCTCCAAGTATTTCTTTCTTTGTTGAAGCTTCTGTAGCAATCCACTTTGCTTCGGTAAGGTCAACGCATCGTTTAACCCAGGGGAGACTACTTCTGGTCGCCCGCACGAAGGTAACAATGTCAGGGTGATCAATGGAAAGATGAAGCGTAACCGCTCCAATTTTTTGAACACCACCGCGTCTAAGTGTTTCATTTAATGCTGAATATATTTTTGCGAATGACACAGGACCACTTGCATACAATCCTTTGTCGTTTACTTCCCCTTCTGCTCTTATGTCATCCAGGGTGATTCCTACTCCGGCTCCATTTCGTAAACCCCATGAGGTAAATTTCCAGGATGCTTCGATAGAATCTCTTCCTTCTGTCATACTGTCAGCCACACGAAACGTAGTACAACTGACAGGTAATTTTCCTACAGGATTATCTAGCCAATCCTGGACTCGACCCACTTTAACTATCGGGTTGGGCTTCCCTTCTGCTCTCAATTTCATTTTCTAAATAATGGATGGCTTTTTCTAAATCTTCTATACCGTTGTCATCTTTGTGACCCGCTCTGCATACATATTTAATTACGTTTCCGAGGAAGTATCCCAATTGTTGTTGTCGAATAAAAGTCCAAACAGCAACTGGTCCTCGCTGGTAGTATTGTGGTCCTTTTGTGTCGGCCACTTTTCCAATAGGTTCGTTAAGCAATTTCCTAATATAAAATTTTGTTTTTGTAATGCAAGAAAGATAGTAATAATATCTTCCTTTTGTGCTGTATCTTTTTCAAGACAATCTTTAATTAACCGCAACCGCAGATCTTGTTCTGCCGTCAAAGATGTGATCGGTGGTGGGGGTCCATAAGATTGGTTCTCCTTTCTTTTCGTCATAGTCTTCTGGTGTAAGAATTTTTGCTAGACGAGCATTGAGAAGAGCCTCTGTCTCATCTAATCCTTTGTCTGCGTATGCATCTACAACTGTTTTCCAGCTGTAACCGTTGTTATCAAATAATTGTGTAGCTTTTTTCATACCGAATCCAGGGATACCAGTGTATCCATCAGTATTATCTCCAGCTGTAAGCTGTAAGGCATGCCACTTTGCACCTTGCTCAGGTGTAATAGTAGTTGTTTCTTTGAAGTCATAAAGTTGCCCAGGTATCTGACGCATATCTTTATCAGGACTTACAATAATGTTTCCTGGATTGTTCACACTGTAAATACCAAGTGCATCGTCAGCTTCTAGCTGTGGCATTCTAATAACTTTGTATCTATTTTCTAATTCTCTGATAACTCTTTTATAACCACAAGGTTTTTTCCGTAAACGTGATCCTTTGTACTCAGGAAATATTTTTTTCCTAAAATTATTAGGACTACTAAAAAACAGAATCATTTCAGAAAAATTACCAAATTCATCTTTTATTTTTTGTAATGCACGTTCTGTACATTTCATAGCTTCTGTAAAATCTGAAGTAACAACTATAACGTCATCACCAAAATCCATTTCTGTTTCTGTAGCAGCACATGATTTATAAACAATAAAATCACAATCAATCAATAGTTTTACCAAAAGTTTTCCCATCCCGCTGGAACCCAGCCTTTAATCCATCTAATCTCTTCTGTTTCTGGGTTTACAAGTACATGATATGTTCCAAACTTACGTCTACCACATGATTTCCAGTATCCGTTTTGTTTTCTCATTTGTTTAACATCTACTCGTAATAGTTTGCCTTGCCATTCAAGAACTAGGTCGGTCTTTCCAGTTCTTCCTATATTCATGAATACTTCTGCTCCTCTCTTCCAAGCTTCTAAAGCAACATGATATTCCCAGAAATCTCCTTTTCTATTTGTATCAGTGGACTTCGCTCCAGTTGTCTCCGGCCTTTGCATCTGCTGATATTGGACATCTAAGTTTGTAATACTCTCCCGCTTCAACAGCGGAGTGTGTAAGGGTGAATTTAAGCTCATCTATATATTTTTTTTCGCACTCAAAATTTATTTCGTCATGTATAAACGCTAGTTGGTGAGCACGTATACCAACCTCTTTTATTGTTCGATTTGCTATAAGCAGCCATCTACGAGCTAGAACTCCACTAGAAGACTGAAGCAAAAAATTTAATCCCTTGTGAGGACTATCTACATATATTTTTCGGCCATCTATTGCTTTGATGTGTCCCTGCATAGATTTCTGACGAACTTGTGCCAGTAATTCTGCAAACCCAGGAATAGCATCAATAAATGCTTCTTTAATTTCTTTTCCTTTGGTTTTTGCTTTGTCGATACATAAAGACTGATCATATAAATGTCCTAATTTTTGAAAACTTGCTCCATAAATAATGGCATAGGAAATATTTTTTACTAATTTTCTAGTAACCCCTATGGCATCTGCATTTGTTTGATGGATATCTCCTGTAAGAAGAATATCTCTATATCGGCCACCGTCATATCTAGTTAAGTAATGAGCAAGCATTCTTAATTCGATACCAGCTAAATCTGCTGATACAAGTGCAAGTCCAGGAGTGGCTCTAAATAGTTCCCTAAATGATTTATCACTCGGTACTTGCTGTAGGTTTGGCCTATTTGCAGAAGTTCTGTGTGTAGCACAACTTACTGCACAGTTGTGATGTATACGATCAGCAGTCGTGCAACATTTCAGAAAGGCATTTTTTCCTTCTGAAAGCATGCCAAGCTGCTTTTTCAGATCCAAGATCCTTGCACAATTGTTTGAGAACGGTAAGTTCATCTCGCGTAAGGTCGTTTCTGTAATCTCCGGCTTCCCATTCATCGTCAGCTGCGGAAGCTTCTGTCCCAAATGTGTTTGTAGTATCCATGCTATGTGATCTCTACTTGTAAAATTTGTATCTTTTATTCTTTGGATTTCTGCTCCTTCGACATATCCTTGTGACCTGTTGCTTCGTTTAGGTATGAACACCGATCCTGCAACGGTAGGGAATTGATTTCGAAGAAGGCCATCAAGCTCTTCCATTTCGCTTCGGAGAGCTTGTTCGAGGCGTTGTGCTTTTGTGACATCAAAACTCCATCCATGTTTAT